AATATTTGACTGAAACATCGGCTTAGATACGAGTCGTTAATCTTGGACTATTTGTCAAAAAATGGTCCTTGTGTAAATCAAGACATGTCTAGGAATGTCTAGGTTTACTAGTATCTGATATTTATGATGCAATCAAAAAAACAGAATATTATATGAATAAATTATTTCCAAAATTATGTAATAAATTACCTAATCGAATAACATTTATTCATTCAGAAAAATTGCTCGAATTGTATCCATCAATGACACCAAAAGATAGGGAACGTGAAATTACTAAAAAATATGGTGCTGTGTTTTTAATTGGTATCGGGCATAAACTTAAAGATGGTCAACCACATGATATACGAGCTGTAGATTATGACGATTGGATTACTGAAACAGATAAGGATAAGGGATACAGAGGACTCAATGGGGATATACTATTTTGGGATAATATCAGAAAAGATGTTATCGAAATATCTTCCATGGGTATACGTGTTGACGCAAAAGCGTTAATATCTCAATCGGAATATATGAACCAACAAATAAATACTCAATATCACAATCTAGTATTAAAAAACCAAATACCGTTATCGATTGGAGGCGGAATCGGACAATCTAGATTGGCTATGTTCCTATTGGAGAAAAAACATATTGGCGAAGTCCAAGTTACAGAATGGACACAAGAGATCATTGACAAATGTGTTCTAGATGGGATCCCATTATTATAATCATTTATTTATAAAAATTATAATATTTTAAGTTAAAATTAGACTAATTGTATTTTTTAAAAATGAATATTTTTCTCCTTTATCTTTTACTTTATGAACATTATAAGGGTATTTCATTGCAACAGATAATAGACTATTACTTTCATCCTTATTCCACCCATCTAAAATCTTTTCCAAACAATTCCAAGTTCTCCCGCGAATTCTTCTATTTACCCCATTAGTATCGTGACACGATGTTCTATTTTCAGATATTGAATTTAATATATCAGATACAAAAAATCTAGACATTCTATCAACCTCCTTCCATTCTTTCGGAACGTGACTTCCTAATTCAACTATATGCCGATTTAACTGGAATTCGTGTAATCTCAATATATTGGATGTAATTGTCACTATATGACATCTGTATAAATGATCACTTGTAGTATTTTTTACATCAACAAATAAATTTTTATTATTAACTTTTTTTGATAATTTGTCGATAACTGGTATTCGTATATAATTCATACTCTCTTCTCGTGTTTCACGTTGAGCTGTTTTTCCTAAATAATATTTAGAATCATGATCTGTTTTGTCGATATAACCACCAAGACCTTGATAAAGTAAATTAAAATTTGATTTGAATAAAATGACTACTGGTTCTGATCTTCCTTGTTGATTATTATATAATATATCGAACAAAAGTATCCCAGAACCAGAATACACTGGATCCTTTGTTCCTCCTTTTATATTTATTGCATTAAATTTAATTTCATCGGAATTAGAAATAGAATTATGTGACAGTGGTATTCCCAAATTTAAAAGATTGTATATATTGGTATCTTCATTATCAAATTCATTTATATTAATATTTATAATCTTCCTTCCGTTTTTTGAAAGATGATATCTTTTTACCATTTATATAATACGAAGAGATTTGAATAATTTGAAATATTACGGACTATTTTTATTTGCCCCCCAATTTTAATGCGTTTATGAATTGGTTAAATATTGCATATATTTTATACCACATACACTTTTTTATCATATATAACAATACTCCCATAAAAATAACTTTTTTCTTCTCCAACAAAAAAAGTATAATGATTCCGTGCGAATCATGTGAAATTATATCAATTTCAAAATCCAATTCTAACTGTCGTAATAACCGCATATTCAATCCTTTACAACATATAGCATTATGTAGAAAATGCCGAAATAGTAACACGCTATATTCGAAAACAATATGTAAAGATAAATTTTTGCTTTCGGATGATGATTTGCAACATTTAAGATACTTATATTTTCCAAATAAATGTAACAAGACTTTATTTTTTTTAAAGGATAATATAGATGAATTAGTTTTGGACAAATACAAAACAGTTGATAAACTGGAAGAAACACAAAATAAAAGAAAAATGATTTCGTTAAACAAAAAAACAAAATTAGAAAAAAAAAAAGAAAATAGAATGCATATAATAAAAGAAGAATTCAGAAATCATAAATTAGCTTTTCATTATTTCGGAGATTGTTTCTCATATATCAACTATGGTAAGCCGGAATTAGAAGTAGTAGTTCAAAACGAACTGGATAAATCAGAAAAAATTATTAAAAAACAAAATAGATTATTAAAAAAATTAACCAAAAAAAATATAACATTAAATGAATCAATTGGAGAATATAAAAAATATATTTCAGGTGAAATAAAAATGAAAACAGTTATCAAAGCAATGGAATTGGATCATTTTTTTAGAACACAAACGGATTACGAAATGTTAGTTCCGACGTATGGTGATAACCAAGCAAAAAATATAGCATTAAGAAATTATGTAAAACACAATAAACAAAAAAATATTCCAAAACAAATAAAACAAAAAACATTATCTTTGTTCGATTGAAAATATTAGTGATCATTGACAATTATATTGTTATAAACAATGAAAATAATTATTTTATTTATTTGAAAAAATAAATAAAATAACTACACATATTGGGCATGTATATGCATGTGGTACTTCTTTTCCCGCGGACACATCCATAAAAATCTTTTTGAATAGACCTGGTTCTGGTTTACTGTCAAATTTCTTCAAAAAATTAACTTTTATAGCGATCAAAAAAGACATTATTAAAGTTATATAAAATATACATTGATGTTGTTTTATTTCTGTTAGTAATTTGTTCATATATAATTATATTACATTATATATCTTGTAACGGTTAGATTCAATATATCAACTAAGTTATATTGATTCAATTTATTTTAATATTATAGTATATATGGATACTCTGATTATTCTTGATTGGGACGATACATTATTTCCAACTTCCTGGATAATAAAATCAGGTCTAGATATATATAATAAATCGAATAAACAAAATATGGTTGAAATTCTTCACCCGTTGGACGATATATTACACTCATTTTTAAATAAGATTTCTTCATTCGGAGAGATACAAATAATAACAAATGCGCTACCCGAATGGGTATACTTTTGTTCTTCATTACTTCCAAAAACTAGTAAAATACTATCAACAATAAATGTAATATCTGCAAGGGATAAATATCAAAAAAAATTCCCTAATATATCAACATTTTGGAAAACGTTTGCATTCACAAATGCACCATCGGTAAAAACAAAGAAACATATTATATCGGTTGGTGACGATGTTTCAGAATATTTGGCACTTATACACCTAAATACAAACAAAAGAATATTGAAAGCAATAAGATTTTTAGGCTCTCCTGATTATAGGCAATTATTGGAACAATTATACATTTTAAGTATAACATTTAATAAAATATACAATCCAAAAAAACATATGGACTTACGATTTACACGAAAAAATAATCAAATTAAACAAGATCAATTCGCGCAATGTAATAAAAAAACAACTAATTTTTGTTAGTTATGTTAATAATTGTCCCCTCTCGAACGATTTTTTGAACAATTTTAGCTATATTATATGAATCATCTATTCCGCTATGATGTTTACCTTCTAACGGAATACAAAAATATCTTAACATAGATTTCATTCCTTTACTTGATTTTTTACCATAAGTTTCTCGACATATATGTTTAATATTACACCATCGTTTTAGAAACGATGGTATACTTCCGTTTATCATTTTGTTTTTTAATAAATAATTAAAATAATTTGGTAAAGCTACATCTAAATCCCAGTCACCACATGTTACGACAAGTGTATTATCTAAATTAAAACCATTGTCAAACTTGGGTTTTTTTATAAAATATCCTTGGGTAAACCTAATATGTCCATAATTGTCTAGGTTTACTAGTATCTGTAACCATCTAAAAAAGTTGGAATTTTTGAATATTTACCACTTTCCTCGTGAAATTTTTCGTAACAAATATTACAATCCTCATCGAAATATTTAGGAAAATCTTCTGATTTAATAGGTTGAACCATCTCTATTTTTTCTAAAATTTCAAATCCTGGAAAACCTATTCCCTTACTAATATCCAAATCAGTGATGGCACCATAATTATTATGGACTTCTAAAAAATGAGTTCCCAATTCCTCCTCTGTAGAAAAATGAGATTGACATTGAGGACATATTATACAATTACATACTTCTATTTCTTCATCTGAAACATCTTCATCATCATCATCCTCAATTACCATTTCCTTTTTTTCTTTTAATTTTTTCTTTTTACTTTCCAAATATGGAATACAAAAACCGTAGTGCGCGTCAAATTCATCATTTTGATGAAATTTATTTCCACACTAATCACATTCGTATTGTGGATATACATGTTCATGTTGTATTGCATAATGGTCCATTACAACATATTCGCTAGAAAATTTTTGTCCACATTCTGGACATTCGTAAGGTAAATCAATAACCTCATTCTCATCACCTGGTTCAATAATTTTATCTTGTTCATCTAACTGATCTATATCCAAACTACCGATCAATTCTTTTTCTGCTTTATTACAAATATCATCTTTTATTTCGTCTTCTATTTCAATATCATCTTCAATATTAGTATGAACGTTAGAATTGCTTTCTACATTTAATATTATGTTATTCACAATATCTAGAATATCGCCATGTATTTCACCAGATTCTGACATAATAATCTTATTTTATCATATTAAATAATACATCTTTGGATATTTTACCATCAATTTTTCCTAATCCCATTTCTTCAAGAATATCTTCTGAATTTACAGATTCAGACGATGAAGAACTAGATATAGAACCTGGATCTACGTCAAGTTGAATTGTTTTATTTTTTTTAGATTTTTTACTTTTATATTTTATTTGGACTGAAACATTTATTAAATCTCTGGCTTTTCTAAAATGTTTTTTGATTTTATTATCATCTGTTTGTTTGTTAACATATTTTAATATAATATCACTATGTTTACCTATTTCATTCAATGCGTTATGATTAGTTGGAAATAATGGTCTTGATGAATAAATGGAGATTCTATCAAATATGCTTAGTGCGAATGGAAATTTATCTGTAAACTTGCATTTTAAATCAGAACATTCTTTATTCGGAAAATGAAAACCAACAAGATTTCTACTATATTCAATAAAAATTACTAAATTACTCATAAATATAACTTGATAAATATAAATATTTTAGATATTTAATCTTATCTTATAATTTTTTGATTTGATCCAAAGACTCGGGTAATTGCAATATCAAACTATTAATTAATTTATCGTTTCCTGGAAATGTATCATATTTTTTCAAAACATTTCTTTTTCCTTTATGAGTTTTACTGATATGTTCCAAAACAATTGCAAAGCTACCTTTTATTTTATTAATATTATCTTTTGTAGATAATTTTACGTTTTTGAAATCATTAGACTTAGCTGGGATAAAATTAAATGAGAGTATTGATAGTGGAATCAAGTTGTTATTAGTATTTAAACCTATCTGAATGTATGCCATCGTGCATTCATCACTAACAAAATCATTTTCATCATATAATTTCGTAAAAATTTGACCAATATAATTATCTCCAAAATTTATAATACGATCACACACAGTAATATCGCATTTTTGTAAAAAACTCCCGACACAAAGAGCCCAAGCATAATCGGAATTTGCATTGGATTGAACTTGATATAATAATATTCTGCCATCAGATGACATATCTCTTTTTAATAACGATGGTATATCAACGAATTCTTCTTTTGACATATTCTATATCAAAAGAAATAAATGATAATCATTTTACGCAATAAATATTATCGCAATTATAATGTCGTATTCTAATATTAGATTCGTTTTGCTCTTCATCAGAACTCGTTACAAAATCTAAATAAAAATCGAACGGTGTTTTTCCGAAATAATTTTCATTATCTAAAAACTCAATATCATGTTTTAATAACATATTTGTTGTACCATATTTAATACCATAATGCCACAAAGTATTCCCATAAATATCCCTAACATTTAATATATCTGATGGCAATGTAACTATCCAATCAAAAATAGATGTCGAATTATATTTCAAACATAACATCAATAAATTTTCTTTTGATTCCGTTCTGTAATTTGCGATATCGGAATAATGATAATGCGAATCAAGTAATTTCAAACCATCAATATAATCGAATTTAACCATATCATAAATACATGTTTGTAATAACTTTTCATCCATTAAACTCATTAAAAGCTTAGATATATCTGTTTTATTTGTTTTCAAAGACAAACAAAATGGTGTTTCTCCGAAATTATTTTTTTCATATAAATAACTTATTTTAGATTTTATTAATAATTTAATTAAATATTTACTATTTGATTTGGATGAGATGGAGCAATGGAAAATATTGTTTCCATTTTCATCTTTAGGATTATCGGAACAAATTTGGTCTAATTTAGAGACATACCTATAAATATATAATAATGATTTTATTTTTCCGTTTTTCGCTAATTCCAATATAATTTCATCAATATTAAATTTTTCGCATTTCATAAAATGAACTAAAAACAAATTGGATATGCTAATATCTTCTTCCATTAGTGCGTAATACAATGAATTATACAATGATCCACCAAATTTTAAATGTTCCAAAATAAATTCATCATCAAATAAATTTTTATTAGTAAAAATGGATTGAATTGTATTAACAGATTTATTCTTTATTAAATATGTAAAAAAACTCATATTCGTATTTCCAAATAATATTTCAGAAAGTTTGTGCTTGGATTTAAATTTTTTCCACCCCTTCACAAATTGTAAAAATCTTTTATAATTATCATCCTTAGTAATTATATGAAACGGTGTTAACCCATTATCTACGTTATAACTTTCCAAAAAATATAAAAAATATGGTGTTTTTGTTAATTTTTTAATTTCACTATTATTACACAAATTCCGATAAAAATTATCAAATAATCGAGTATTATTATCATCTACCTTGATTTTAGGAAAAACGTAATACATCGCCGGTATATCGTTCAAGATAGTATTGTCACGAATTAGTCTTTTCATTTGAAATAATGCAAAAAGTTTAGATTTGTATTTTTCACTATCTATCACATTTAATTTATTATTTAATACCCATTTTATATTCGTTATCTCATTATTTATAACATCTTTAACCATATTATTATTAATATCTTTCCAAATCAAATTAAAATTTTTGTCAGATGTGATCGATTCAAATAATTTATAATCATATGTTTTAACAACTTGAAAACATGGTTGAACAATCGAAACATTTTTATTAGTTTTAACTGATCTTAGAAAATCGTATGTTATACCAGTTTTGTTTGAATAAAATAATGGAATGTTATTATCAATAAATAAATGAAAAAGTTTGGACCATTCGTCATATTCATCAATATTATAATGCATAAACAAACAATTTAATGGACTTATCATTTTAACACATTTATTTGTTTCAAAAGGGAAAAACTGATGCATACTAATACCACTTTTGATTAATGCATCTAGCAAGCTAACTTTTCGTTGGATTATTATATTTTGTATACACATAAATGTTGCACTGCACTTCTTTTCAATAATATATAATATCATATCAATTCTCAACATAGAAACACTTTTTTCGATTATTTTTTCGATTAATATGTCACCTATGTACGAATCAAATAACATAGAAAACAATTGCAAATTATTTTTTTTAATACTAATATCAATAGCTTTTTCTAAAATACATTTATCTAACTTAGCCCATTTATCTTTATTTTTTTCCCAAATTATATTAATATATTTTTTTAAACCTACATGGCATACAAATAAAAAGTTATCGTAATCAATATCATCTATTAATTTATCACATATAGCATGACGTCTACATAAAACGGCCAAATCAAATGTTGTCAGTCCCCTCCAATCAACATAATTTTCTGTTATTACTAATTCATTTAAATCTTTTCCAGATGAAATATCATGATGTAACTTTTCTACATTTTTATTAATAAATACTGGTATTTGTCTGAGCACCGTATTCCAACCAAACTCATTTCTTTCATTATCAAAAAATATGGATGCAGATGGATTTGTCGATACTAGATTATCATTTGACAAATCGGTTTCGTTTGATAATGATGATAATATATTAATATGTAATCCGTTATATGATTTATTTGGATCAATATATATCATATGTTCTCTAGGTTTTACCTTTATTTCCATTTTATCTGAACTTGAACATATCATATCAATACAATCATTTGAAAAAATGACTTGTTTATTGTGATAAATAACAGGAAATAATAAACATTTATAAATTTCATTTATATCCAGATAATTACGTTTAAATAATTTAAATACTAAGTTATTTATTTTGAATTTTATGTATTCATCTTCTTCAGATAATGTCACTGTATTCATATTAATAATTTTTTTTTTAATAGTTTCAAAGTTATCATTCAAAATAAAAATATCTATATCGAAACAATTTTTTCTATTATTAACTAAAATATTATTAAAAATATAATCTCCTCCAATTACTAAATTATTAAATAACAATAGACAACTAATATATCTGATATCATTTTCTATTCTATCAACGAAAATCTGTTTACTAACTATATTCTTATTTTCAATATTGTCAATATACATATATTAAAGTGAAATATCTTTCTATTCTATAAATAAACGAACAAAAATACATAATATGTGAGCAATTATGACCATAATAAAGATGGTCCTAATGTCTTGTATATTGACCATTTTTACAACCTTTTATTTTGAATAAATTTAATTTATGCACAAATATATTACAATATTATAAATTTGCCACTTATATTACATTTGTAATTTCGAAAAAAAAGTATAACTTGTTGCTAATTTATCCACATCCATCACTTAAAAAAATATTCGGCATCATATATGTTTTTTTCACAGAATGGGTCATACCATGGCTTACTCAATTGAGTAAAAAAGAGTAACGTGCCAGTATCACTTTTTTTTCAAAATTACTCAAAATTTCATTTTCCGACACAAAAAATAAAATTAGGTAATTTTTTAGTGTTTTTATGGCAAAAAATGGTACTTTTACAAAGAAACGATTTTGCCACATATAATACTTTTACAAAAATATGCTCAAAAATTACCTAAAATCCGGTGGAAAAAATTTTTTTCCGCAAAACCCACATGGTCTTACAACGTCTTAAACTAAAAAAAAATGCTTACCTAAAAGACGATGTATGGTCTTAGATCGTGAAACGGGGAAAAATTTAGGACGGCATAGACCATGAAAGTTACTAAAATAATTTTTTTTAAAGAGCATTTTAGACCAGAAAAATGACCATTCGCAAGTTTGGCGGTTAAAAAAACCCAAAAGTGAAGCGCCAAGCAAGTCATTTTTTCGAAAAACTTGCGGATTCCACCGCAGATTAGGTAAAAAAACTCAAAGTCGCAGAAAAAATATTTTAAGACCATTTACCGTCTTAAAACCGACATTTTTTTGACACAGTTTATGACCATTTTACGTCTGTTTCAAAATATGGCTACCTCGGATGAGCGTTCGGTCTTGCTATAAAATAAAAAAATTCAGTTTATGGTCTTAACCAAGTAACACCAGAAAACAAAAAGTAGTTTTGTGACGTTAAAAAATAAAGTTATTTTTACATAGGACCATTACAAGACCGTATATGTATAAAATATATTATTTTTTATGGTCTCGTGTCTTACATCTTGACTTCTCAAAAAATATGCAAAAAATCAAAAGTAACACAGTCTAATAATTACATTTTTATATTTGTGAGACTTTTTTCTTGAAAAAATGTTTTCGTCCAGAGTTACGATAGGCTGTTTTTTTCTAGGTAGTTTTCTTGCTCTCTCTCTCTCTAAATTTACTCCACCACATTTCTGGTCTTACCTCCACATTTTTGTTTTATGGTCTTACCTCGTCTTAAAATAGTATAAAATAGTCAAAATAACGTCTTAAAGTCATATTTTTGGTTGCTCCCAAGAATATTTGAAAAGAACCAATGCCGACGATTACCTAATTTTACCTCCACCACATTTTACTCAAATTCCACCACATTTTACTCAAACGCTGAAAAAATGTGGTGGAATTTGAGTAAAATATATAGTATTTAATTATATATTTTAATAGTAAGAGGTAATGAATAAATATGTTTGTTCGAAATGTATGAGTTCTTTTAGTAGAAAATTTAACTACTTACGCCATTTAAATAATAGAAAAACACCATGTTCATCGGTGTCTCGAGAATCGATCAAAAATATAATTACTCACAAGGGAAAATCTTCGGAGTCACTCCCAAAAAATTGGGAGCAAAATAAAAAACACCAAAAAACGGAAAGTATTGAAGATAACCAACACGTTTTTTACGAGTGCTCAAAATGTGCGAAAAGGTATGGTAGAAAGGATTCACTACTCCGCCACATGAAAACATCGTGTAGAGGCGAATATCTACCTAAAATTACCACCGAAATTTCTGAAAATTCCGAAAATTATTATCAACAAAAAAATGATTCTGAAAGTTTTTCTAATAATTTCCCCCTTTTTGTTAAAAATAGCGACATGACGGATATATCGGAACAATTAAAACAAAGAGATGTCATAATACAACAACAAATGTTAGAAATAAATGCAATAAAGGCCAAATTAGACAATGTAGGTATTAAAAATTTTAATACTCAACACAATATTCAAAATATTGGTCAAGTTAATAATTTTAAAATGGTTGCATTTGGTCAGGAAGATTTGAGTTTCATTACCGATGAAGTGTATAAAAAACTTATTGGTCGAGGATTCAATAGTGTTCCCATGCTTATTAAATACGTTCATTTTAATAAAAAAATACCAGAATTTCATAATGTTTTTGTTTCTAATACACAGAATTCTTTTACATATGCGTACAACGGTGGTTCGTGGAATGTAGTATCAAAATCAGAAGCAGTAAAACAGTTAATTGATGACGGAAAAGATATACTAGTCGAAAAATTTAATGAATTAAAAAATGAATTACCACAATCATCCATAAAGAAATTTACTAATTTTATCGAAAAACAAGATGATGATAAAATTGTTAGTTGGATGCAAAATGAAGTTAAAATGATATTGTATAATAATAGAAAATTACCAATGCAACTAAAAAAAGAAATGAAAAAATTAGAAAGTAAACCGTGTAATAAATAAAGTTAGACAATAGTCTTCAGATGAGGGAATAGAATTACTTCCTTGATTGATGTTTGATTAGTTAATAGCATAACTAATCGATCGATACCAATACCAAGGCCACCAGTTGGGGGTAGTCCCATTTCCATTGCTCTAAGAAATTCTTCGACAATTCCCATTGCTTCATCGTCACCGGTTGCCTTATCTGCTTGTTGTAACATAAACTTCTCACGTTGCAAAATTGGATCATTTAGTTCAGAATATGCATTACATAGTTCCATTTCTCCAACAAACAATTCAAATCGTTGAGACTTATGCTTTTCGGTTGGGTGTTCCTTCGCTAGTGGACTCATGATAGATGGATGATGAATTAGAAATGTTGGATTGAATAAACCATCTTCGACAAATCGTTCAGCAATCTTGTTTAACATTCTTGGTACAGTGTAAGGCTTTGGGCACGTCAATTCGTGTTCATCGACGAAATGTTCTAGATAAGTCTTCGATTCTTCTGATGTAAACGGAAGAGGAGGATCAAAATCTGGACACATTTCCTTAATCTTATCCAAAATATCAATTCTTGGATATGGAGGAGTAAAATCTAATTCCTTTCCGTTATATTCAATTACTAACTTTCCATACAACTTGTGTACTAGTGCAGGGAGAAATTCTTCCATAAGATCCATCAAACTTTCATAATTCCAGTGAGATGCATACATTTCCATACTTGTGAATTCTGGATTATGAGATGGATCAATAGTTTCATTTCTAAATTGCTTACCAATTTCATAAACCTTGTCAAATCCACCTGCAATTAGACGCTTAAGATATAATTCGGGAGCAACTCTTAGATACATATCTCTCTTTAGATCATTATAATATGTTACAAATGGCTTTGCCGTTGCCCCACCAACTGCATTTTGTAGCAATGGTGTTTCAACTTCAATAAATCCCTTTGTATCTAAATATGTTCTGATAAACTGAATAATAGATGATCTTTGCATAAATATTTGTCTTGACTTTTCATTCACAAGTAAATCCAAACATCTCATTCGATATCTTGTATCCAAATCAGTTACTCCAAAAAAACTCTTCGGTAATTGTTCAAAACACATCGATAGAATATGTATTTCGTATGGAACGATACTTAGTTCTCCTCTCTTCGTTCGTCTTGGAGATCCCCTCCACCCGACTATGTCACCTCGTTGAATACATCTGTGAATCTCCTTAAATGTAAACGTTGATCCCTTGATATATCCTCTCTTATCTGCCATAATCTGTATCGTCTTACTTTAGATAAACTCTTCCTGCAACAGATACATCGTGTTCTGCAAAATCTAAATGTTCACCTGGTTCAATATAATCATACTTTTCAATAAATTCTGTTAATGATAAAGTTGGCTTAAATGTAGTTTGATACGGATTAATACCCCTTGATATCAAAAAATTAAGGTGTTCCATTCGTAGTTCACGATGAGCAGGAGCTGTCATTTCTGTGTCTTCTGTAGCCATTATTGTTAAAATAGTGTGTTAATATCATATATAATATACATAGATTACGTATAATATTTAAATTTCAATTTATTTTATTAATTCGTATAATTCAATATCGTCTTTTGATCCAATTATAAATGGAATTGGTTGATGCAAATTCAATGGACACGGAATATCCAATATATTTCCATTTTCACCATAAGATGATCCACCACATTGTTCAAATATATATGCAAAAGGGTATGCTTCGTATAATAATCTTATTTTTCCATGTCTATAATTTGAATCTCGGGGATAAATAAAAACACCACCTTTTAATAATGTTCTATGCGCATCAGCTACCAAACTACCAACATATCTTAAAGATCTATTTGTACAAATAATTCTAATAAAATTTGCAGTTCGGCTATCTAACCACTTGTGTTTATAACCTTCATTTATAGAATAGAACGGTTGTTTATTTGGTATTTGAATATTATCTTTCATTATTACAAACTCATTACTTTTATTCAAACCATAGTGCGAAACATTTTTGTATGTTGCTACAACAAGTTCTGTAGACCCACCATACAAACTATATCCTGCCATAACAATATCTCTACCATTTTTAATTGCATTACTTTCTCCGTTTAACTCATATACGCAAAAAATTGTACCAATTGATATATTAACTGATATATTCGATGATCCATCTAATGGGTCAAATGATATAATATATTTTGCACTAGTATGTTTAGTTAAATATATATCCTCTTGTTCTTCTGATATAATTCCCCTTATGAGATTACATTTTTCGAATTCGTCTTTCAGAATATTATGTGACATTTCGTCCAATATTTTTGGTATATCACCTGATGTATTTTTATGATTTGTTTCATTTCCAATATCATAACTATTACTAAATCTTATTAAATCGGATATTTCTACACATGATTTTTTTATTATATCTAATAAAACATTCATTTCGTTCATATAAATAGAAATTTATATGAATAAATTAATATATCTTTATATGTATTTATGTATTTACATGTAATTATTTGTCAGAAATAATATAATCACATATTATAATAGGATGTCTGCAACTAAAAAAGGATTTATTATTGATATCGACGGAAAACAATATTACAAATCAACAGACGACGATATGAAATTATTTGAGATTAAACAAAAAATATTTGATAAACAAAGCAAATATCAACATATACAAGTTTATGAAACCGAAAGATTTGGAAATATTTTAGTTCTCGATGGCGATATACAATTTTCATCAAAAGACGAGTATATTTATCACGAAATGATGGCTCATGTTCCAAGTGTATATATAAAAAAAATGTCAAATGTTCTTATTATTGGTGGGGGTGATGGTGGATGTGTAAGAGAATTGTTAAAACATAAATCTATTAACAAAATTTATGTAATAGATATCGATATTGAAGTTATTGATGTTTGCAAAAGATATTTTCCTAAAGTGGCAAATGGTTTATCAGATTCAAGAGTACAAGTTATTACGAAAGATGCAAACGAATGGGTCAAACTAACAGAAAATATAGAAAAATTTAGAAGTTATTTTGATTTAGTAATTATGGATGTTACAGATTTTGGATCGTCAGATCCATTATTTAAGGATGATTTTTATAAAAATTTAAAACGATTTATGAGTAGAAATAGTGTGTTTGTTACAAATGGTGCAGTTGTAGACTGTATTTCTATTTATAGAAGTATAATTGGTCTCGTGAAACAGTTGCGACTTTTTTTTAAATATTGTTTTATTTATTCTGCACCGGTTCCGATTTTTGATTGTAATTATGGATTTGTTATTTGTTCTGATTTTGTGAATCCAATGAATAGCTATATTGATCATCAAAGATTCAGACGACAAGGAATAAAAACAAAATATTATACAGATAAAATCCACACAAATAGTTTCATTTTGCCAAAAAAAGTTAAGAAATCCTTAAAAATATTGGATACTAAATTATCAAAAATGCATTTGGGAAATCATATAACTATAGATATGGTCGGTATTCCTGATACAATTATTAGAGATCATGATTTTTTGATTAGGTCTTTACGAGGAGTAGTTCAAATGACTAAAATGAAAGAATTGGGTATATCGTATCATAAATTTGGAAATGATGGCTTCACATGTACGATATTATTATCAACATCGCATATCGCAATTCATACTTTTCCAGAAGTAGATGGTAGATGTTGTCTGGATTTATACACATGTAAACAAAGGGAAGATTTGAATACAGTAATTGATTTTTTATTAGAAACTTTAAATCCAAGAAAATATGATGTAAAATATGTGGAAAGGATTATTTAGTTTACAAAAATTGAATATTTAATATTAAACATATTTTATATCAAATATATGAATATTATTAATATATTTGATATCAAATATATGAATATTATTAATATATTTGATATTATGTCGCATATTTAAGAATATCAAGGCGCAATTGTGTTACCACCATATCATGAAAATGATCATCCATATGATTATTACGATGAAGAGGAAGATTTATATTATGCAAATGATGATTACGAATATGATGAATATGGTGAATATGGTGATTATGAAGATGATGAATATGTTGTTCAATATGGCGATACTGATTCTGTTTATTACAGAGAATTGTATTTCCCCAGCAATAGCAATAAGAGGTTAAATCTATTTTCAAATTTAGAAAAAGATATTAGTAAAGAAAAAATGTTTTGTTCAATTGCTCACGACACTATTGAAAAGGGTTCAGATATATTTGTAACAGCGTGTAATCATACATATACTTTTGATGGATTTAAAAAATATGTAGATTTTCAATATAAATTACACCATGATACAATTATATCTTGTCCTTTGTGTAGAACAAAATTATATCTGCCTTTTGTAACAAAAGAAGAATATATGAAAATTAGAAAAGAAAAATATAAAAAAGTATACCTTGTTAAAAAGATGGAACGGTGTGTCAAGGATAAACAAATTAAAAAAATCGAGAATGACGAACGGTTAAAAATGGCTAAACTCCTGCGTAAATATTGTAAGAAGCCATATACTCATAATTCAATTGATAAATTTCGTACAAAGAATATGTTTAAAATTAAAAGGACAAAATTTTAATTTTTTTTATTCAATACTATATAGTCAAATATATGGTAATATATTTCAAAACGATTTATGTAATTTGCGTTATATTTATTCTTTTTTGTATAATAAATTTGTATAAAAAAACTTGTAAATATTTTGGCGAATATATTGTTAAAAAAAATAAAAAGATATTATTAAAATATTTTAATGAATCGGTTGATTTATTTAGTAGATGTGAGAATTTAGTTTGGTGGATTGATTACGGTACATTATTGGGATGGTATAGAAATAATGACATTATACCTATGGATAATGATGTTGATTTTTCGTTTATGGAAGATGATGTCGAAAAAGTCAAAAAACAGATTAAGAATATTGATAA